ACTACAAGCACAAAGCCGATAGCAGATTACTATGGCAAATTCAATGACAGCGTTAGGATAATAAGAAATGCAATTGATCCGTCGATTTATACTACTGAGCATAGCCGTCCTGACATCAGTGGCGATCTTCCGCGTGTGGTCTACTATGGAAGCACGGTGCGAATGCGAGACTACGGCGGAGAATACGACCACGGAAAAAAGAGGTTTGTAGGGGGGTACTGCGGCAAAGCCATAGAGGAGTTGCGCAGACCTGTCAAGAAGCTTTGGAATGTGTTTATTGGGGTCAACCCTGGCACGGAACACGTGATCGCTCCGTTCTTTGACGAAGCATACCACTACGTTGAGAACATCCGGGGCTTTGCGGAAACTCTCACAAGAAGCTACCCAGACATAGGGATAGCACCGTTGGTCGGCGACGATTTTGACAGGAACAAGTCTGAGCTTCACTGGCTTGAGTACACAATGGTCGGGGCGGCGTTCGTTGGGCAGAAGTTCAAGTACGGGGAGTCCCCTTACAGCATGGTTCGACATGGCGTGGACGGAATGCTGGCATCGACCAGATCAGAATGGTACAGCGCAATGAAGTCTCTGGTGGAAAGCAAGGACTTAAGGGAGCAGCTTGCCGGAGCAGCCAAGGAGCGCATTTTGAAGGAGTACGACTACAAGGAAAGGGCCCAGGAGTGGGCCGAAGTGTTCCGCTGGGCCGCTGAGCACCCGAACTATGGCCTACGAAAGAAGGAAGATTGATGGCGACATTCCAAAATCTCATAGACGATATCCAGTCGGATCTTCGCGACCCGAACGCCCTGACATGGTCAGAGGCGGAGATCAAGTCCCTGATCAACCTTGGGGTTCAGCACATAGAGGGAGTGTACCCCAAGGAGATTGTCAAGGAGTACAACTACACTTCTCCTTCGATCTCAAATGGACTGAAGACGGTAGATATATCGACTACGACGAACACTGCCGGTGGCGACAGGTTCTTGACAATATTCCGAATAGACGTCTTCGGAGGCTCAATCGGAAGCCGCACTGGGTACCTAGAAAGCATCGTCACGTCAAGTGGTGAGGGAGCTAACTCCGGATGGGAGATCCATGGAGGGGTGCTGTACTTCCCGCCTGGGTACACAATAGCCTCCCCCTCAGTTCTTCGAGTCTACGGATATGGAACATACAACATCTGCGCTTCAGGCGTGTCTGCATCTGCTGTTACAGTAGACCTAGACGCCTCGGCGGAGAATGCCGTAAAGGTATTCGTCCAGTCGGAGGCTCTATACCGACTCGTTGGCGACCGAGCTTCATTCCAGCAGTGGCAGGTATCCTCTGGCGCAACTGACGTAACCCCAATCGGCATGAACCAGCTTGCCTTTAGCGCCAGGCAGCGATGGAAGGACGAACTACGCCGAATCCGACGCATGCGCCGGGTGGCATAAATGGATTTTAACCAGCCCATCAGCCTGCAGACTGCATCTGCTACGTTCCTGGAAATCAATACGATTACCTCGGCCCTTGGCCCTGCAACCCCGCTATCCGGTTACGCCGTTGACGGCGCGAACATTGGGGCGTCCGGTGTCCGGGGATACACAGTGGAAGAAGCGCAAAGGGACGGGATTAGAGGCGCAGAAGCCTTTCTTGGCCCGAGAAACGTCACGCTGGTTGTATCCGTTTACGGAAGCACTATTGGAAATTTCTGGGACAAGATAGACACTCTCAGCGGATCTATGGACCCGTACCCGGACTCATTTGTAACGGATGACGGGTTTAGACAGCTAAGGTTCTATTCCCCGACTGGAGCTACCACTAAGCAGGTATACATGTTGGTCAGGCCGACTGCTACTCCTGCCATAGGGGTTACCAAGAATCAGTCCATTGGCACGTCTGCCAAGGGGTTTGCAACCAACACGCAACTTCCCTTCATTTCCAAGGACCCGAGAAAGATTTCTGTTTCGGAGTCTACCGTTTCAATATCGGTAGGGACGACAACCGTTCCGTACACCGGGAACTATAAGTATTACCCTACGGTAATTGTTACAGCATCAGGTACCAGCGCCTCCTACACCCTTGGTGGCAAGACAGTTTCTCTTATCGGCCTTTCATCGGGAACTAGCTACTACATCGACCACGGCCGGGCAACCCTCAGAATAGGTTCGGCGACCGGGACCATATCGCAGGGAAAATTCAATGAGGTTCTCATGACTGGCTTTGGAGCCATATATTCGGGCTCAAGCGTTGTCCTGAGTGGAAGCGCGTCTGGCGGGTCTATAATCTACCGAGAGGCCTGGCTGTGAGCCTTGCTACCGGCAAGTTCCGGATCATCCTGTACAGCCTCGACACCTCCACGGGGTGGCGGGGCTCTGTTGCCTCTGCTATATACGATCCTATCGAGGTTGGCGTATCAGAGAGGGCCAATGAGGTAGGGGAGGCGTACTGGGTTCTCCCGAACAACCACCCTCTTATTTTGGACTGCGTTCCCCTTCTTCGGCACTACGAGATCCATAGGTATGACGTCGAGGGAAACGACTATAAGTGGGTTGGTGCAGGGATACTAGATGACGCCGAGGTGGGTGAAAACGAGACTACGTTCCGAGGCATAGACTACATGGCGGTATTCAATCAATACTACACGCCAACGGTTGCCCTAACTTTTACGTCCACAAACTACATTTCTCCAGACATTTCTCCGTCCACTGCAACCGATGATTTCCTGAAAACAATCTTCGGGTTTTCGGACGGGGCCTCACTGAGCGGGACCGACGGGGATGACGACCCTTCCGGGGAGACCGCTCCTGGGTCCCAGGTGTGGTTCTCCAACAAGGAGAACTTTAGAATCGAACAAGTTGACGTGTCCTCAAAGGTGAGCGACACCCTGGTGATAAATGGTTCTACCGCGACCACCCCAAGCTCTACAATACTTTGGAATGCAGTTTGGGCAGGGACAATTACCTCACATTTTGAATCAACTAAAACATGGAGATTCCGTTTAGACGTAACCCCTCCATCGCCAGAGTCCCCTAACGTTCCGGCGACTACGGGAGGAGTGTACGAGGCCACCTTTACCGGGGACGCAACGTTTGCCATCAACGATTGCGCTGTTACCCTGTACCCCTATGAGACAAAGGCGGCCATGAGGGCAATAATGATATCCAACGGTAGCACTACTGCCGCTGCAGACTCTGCCCTCGAGGCAAACAAGGGGAAGTTCGCCCTGAGAAAGGGGGTTACGTACAGCGCCCACATACACGGTGCCATATATCGAACAAACTCCGGAAAAACATACGCGCATTGGATGCGGACAAAAAACCCAGGGAAAACAGATAAGTTTACGTTGGGAACAGGTTACGAAACCTTTACCGACATATTTGACCGGGTGTTCAACGCCGCAAAGACAACCTTCCCGCTTAGCCGGATTAGGTATGCCTCCAGGTCAGTATCTGGGTCTCCATTCACAACACTCCTCACATTCAGTGCCGGAGAACCACCTGTAACATATCTTGCCAACACCGCACGACTTGAGATGGCATCAAGAACGGACGGCGAAAAGACTATATTTGGCATATCCCACCCTACGTCTACCGGTAGCTACAACGGAGACTTCCGGATTAGGTACAACGTATCCTCCTCAAACATTGACACGATCAGGCTGTCTTACCCTGAGACCATCAGGGCCTACTCGTACAGCCCTGGAACATCGAGCGTCAAGACCCATATCCGCGTCATCCCCTCCACTCCGTTCCTTGCCGGTACGTCCAGCGGTGGTGCGGTGGGTATTTCAATTGACGGGTCTACGGCCACCACCGGAGAGGCATCCATCTACGGTGAGATCCCTCTCCTGGAGACCAGGGCAGGGCTTGTCGATGACATAGCCGCAGAGCTAGAGGCGCTTAGAATTGCGGACTCCTCTAAAACGGATAACACCAAGACCGTAAACATCGTGGTCAAGGAGGAGGCACTAAAGCCATGGGATGGTTTCGACCTGGGTGACGCCGTGGCAGTACACGTGGTCCACGGCAACGTCAACCTGCCCAACGAGTCCCTAAACATAGCCGGAATGGACTGGGTAGGCTTCTCAGACGGACATGAGGAGCTCACCCTTGAGCTCATTAACGGCACCAATTTCTAGTGTCATACGCTCAGTTTCAGGCCCTAATGGCCGCGATCAACAGCGTACGGGATGACCTGACCGAGCGCCTGGACCGTATAGAGATGCGCCTCAGGGAGGTAGAAAACTTTCAGACCAAGTCAGAGGCATTGGACGAGGCTGGACGGGACCGGTCAATTGCGCTACGATGGCGGGTGGGGATCGCTATTAGCGCCCTAGGGGCAGTCATGTCCTTCATACTGCAGGCGATAAAGCTTGGGGGAAACTAATGTCTCAGGAGATACGGATCATCAAGATGCTGAAAGATCAGGGTCTGTCATTCTCTCAGATAGGCGAGAAAATCGGCCTAACCAAGGACCAGGTCCAGAAGAAGCTTAAGGCCTATGGGTCAGACGTTGACGAAGGCACATCAGAACTGTATAATAGTACAGAAGGACTGGACAAAAAGAATACTCGAAAAGCTAATAAGAAGCTAAACAGAACTGTTAATAGTTCAGGAGTTCTGTATACGCCCGGCGGAGATGACTACATCGGAGTCAACGTCGGGTTCTTTGATATTGAAAGCACTTACTCCAGCTGGCGCCGGATGCTTGTCGGATCGATTGCCGACCAGTTCGGAAACGTCGAGACGTACACGCTGGACACCCATCCCGGAAAGAATTGGCTTGACGACTCAAAGCTAGTCGAGGCTTACGCCCGCCGTCTCGAGGAGTTCGACGTGCTCTATTCCTGGAACGGAAAGTTGTTCGACATTCCTGTCATCAACTCGCGACTATTGAAGAACGATCTCAAGCCGTGCGAGCCACAGATGCATGTGGACCTTATGTATAAGGCCACCGGATCTGCCCTGGCGATTGGCCGAAAGTCCCTAGAGAACGTGTCCAAGTACTTTGAGGTCAACAACTCCAAGACTCCGCTTGACGTGCGTATCTGGGATCGTGCTGACCACGGGGACAAGGATGCGTACGAATTGATTATCGAACATTGCGAAGCAGACGTATTGGTCCTTAGGGACGTGTTCGGAAAGCTAAAGAAGCTCGTTCACGTAATGCACCGATGAGAGTGGGCGTGGTCGGCAGCGGCCAAGTCGCCCAACATCTCGTTGCCGAAGCTAAAGAAACTGGGCTTGACGTCGTACTCATTGGCCGTGCCGATGGGCCTACGGTTTCCAACCGTGCATTTGATCCCAACCGGACGTGGGTAGACGAGGAGGACTTGATCCTTGCCGTCGCCGACTGCGACGTTGTGATCAACACGGCTGCCTTCCGCGATCTAAACGCGTGCGAAAAAAACTCAGAGCTCGCCCGTAAAATAAATATTGACCTGCCCAGGCTCCTATCTCAGAAGGGGCCTAGGCAGGTCTTTTTGTCTACGGATTACGTCTTCCGCGGCTTGCATGATAGTAAGCGAAAAGAAGACGACCCTACCGACGCCATGTGCGTCTACGGGGCTACCAAGGCAGCTGGCGAGCGGGAGGTCCTAGCATTGGGTGGGGCGGTCGTAAGGATCGCCTCGCCCTGGGGCATATACCCAAGCCCGGAGCGGCCGCACTTTGTGGACACTATTGTCCCCAAGGGAATTTCTGCTGGCGGTCTGGACATGCCAACAGATCAACATTTCTCACCAACGTACCTTCCTGACGTGGCCAGTATTATCCTAGACGTGGCTGCGGAGCCAGGGATGTCTGGGATATTCCATGCGGTCAATAGCGGGTCAACTAATTGGAAGGACTTTACGGCGTATATCTTTGAGGTTCTAAGGGCAAAAGTAAAAGTAACCGGATCTGTAAGGAGCGATATACTTCGCCCTAAGTTCGGCGCTCTTTCAAACACCAAGCTACCCCGTCCTAGACACTGGGCACTTGCTTTGGAAGAGTACCTGAAGGGGACGGTTCGAGCAGAGGACAGACGATGAATATCTTAATCACAGGTAACCTGGGGTATCTAGGGTCAGTGCTAACAAACATGGCCAAGATGCATGGTCACAACGTTCACGGTATTGACAATGGGATGCAGGTTGCCACACTAATTAAAGAGGACATGGTCTACGATGTGGACGCACAGTACGCATCGATCAAGGACATGGGCGACACCAGGTACGACGTTGTTTACCACCTGGCGGCCATATCCAACGATCCAATGGGAGATGCATACAAAGACCTAACTCATGCGACTAATGTTGTTCTGGTTGAGGCGCTATGCGCTAAGTACCCGAACGCACGCCACGTGCTTGCCTCCTCGGCATCTGTCTACGGGGCGATCCCGTCGACGGACATTGCCGATGAGAGGTACCCGTTCAACCCGCTTACCGCGTATGCAGTGAGCAAGGTTGAAGCGGAGAAGGTGGTGAGGAGTCACTGGGATTACTCCATATTGCGCATGGGCACACTGTGGGGCGGGTCACCCAATTTCCGTAGGGACATCGTAGTAAACGCGTTTATGCACGAAGGCATTCACTCTGGGATCATCCGGCCCAAGGCTCAGGCCAGGCGGCCAATGCTCCACGTAGCTGATGCTGCGCGGACAATGATGCTGGCCGGCAGATCTGGCCTTTGGACGAATCGGGTGGTGAACGTTGGGGCAGAGAACACTACGGTCAGCGATATTGCCAAGGCCGTTTCATTCTACCTTTCTATCGACGTTGACTGGTCAGAATCTAAAGAGCCGGACAAGCGTGACTACGCTATGGACTGCTCAAGGTATAACAGCATCTCAGCCGAGCTGGCGCCCCTCCTCAGGGTAGGAGACATTGGGGCGATGGCAGGCGTTCGGTCTTCTGTGCTGGCTTACGGTAAGCCGTACCCGACCAGGCTAGAGCAATTGCGGACGTGGTTTGACAACTACAAAAATCCGTGAGAGAATAGGGTCGTAGAGACCAATTTCTACGAGGGCTCCTGCGTAGGTCTCCGCAGGAGCCCTCAACTATCTGAGACTAGGTGGCGATATGTACGTTAAGGACAAGATCGACCAGGTCCTAAGGGACCGTAACGAAGTCGGTAGACCGTCTAAGAGAAAGTGGCGCGGCAGCCTTCTTGGTGGATGCGTCCGGGCGCACTGGTACTCAGCCAACGGCGTGCCTGCTTCGGAGCCATTTACCGATGACACCCTGCGAGTATTCGCAATGGGTAATGCGGTTGGTGACTTCCTGGAGAAGGCACTGCGCGAGGCGTACGGAGACAGGATCAGATTCGAGGTTCCGGTTATATCAGACGAGTTCGACTTTGCCGGAAACATTGACGCCTTGATCCAACTAGAGAGCGGCAAGGTAATCGTTCTAGAATTTAAAAGCATCAAGCACCAAGGGTTCATCAGACTCAAGGACCCCAAGCCAGAGCATGCCATACAGGTGGCATCTTATGCCAGGCTGATCGGGGCTCAGGACATCGAGGCCTGGGTGGTATACGTCGACAAAGAGAACTACAACATCCTGGAGTTCCAGGTGGACATACCCTCTTGGGCCGACCGAGCCAGGAGAATCCTAAATGTGCTAGACTACTATGGCGACCGAAAACCGCCACGGTTGCCAGAGGCCGACACACGGAAGTGGCCGTGTGGATGGTGTAATTGGCGGACAGAATGTCTAGGAGGTACAAATGGCTGAGGCCAAGAAGAACCTAGCTGCCAAGCTCGTGGACATCATGCGGGCAGTTGGATACATCCGTAAGTCTGGTACTAACCAGGCCCAAGGGTACAAGTACGTAATGGCCACCGATGTGGCGGACGCGGTCCGCGAGGAGATGGCCAAGAACAACGTGTCGATGGTCCCATCGTCGGTCGATGTGGTTGCGGAGGGGCTTACGCCTAGCGGCAAGCAGACTCTTCTTACACTTCGATTCACGTGGACTCTTACAGATGGAGATACTGGCGAGACGATTTCGTTCCAGTCCATTGGCACAGGATCGGATAGCAGCGACAAGGCTGCGTACAAGGCGGCCACCGGTGCGCTTAAGTACGCACTCCTGACCGCTTTCCTTATCCCTACAGGCGACGACCCGGAGAATGACAGCGGCGACAAGACAATTGCCGACGCAGCTGCTAGAATCTTCGAGGCTAAGCCAGCGGCAAAGGCGCCCGCCAAGACAGCGTCTGCAGACTTTGAAGGGGTGGACTTCTAATGGAACGACTTGATCTTTGGTTTGGCAAGGAGGCTCCGGTGCGCAAGCGCATCGAGAAGCTTGGGGTAAACGCCCTGACCTTCCGAGGGCAGGCTCAGACAGCTGAGTACGATTCGTGGGTGGCCAACAAGAAGCAGGGCCCAGAGCCAACTGTACGGTACCTGAACGCATCAGTTACCGTGTTTGACGAGGGGCTATGTGAGCACGTCGAGAAGATTTACGCTTCGTACTCCAAGAAGTTGGAGTCAGACAGCCGCGATCCTCGGCCTCATATTCACGTCATTGGCCGATACAGCGGAGAGAAGAAGCTATCCGATGACGGCAAGAGGTACTTCGTCGACTTCAATGTTGTCGAAGCTAGCCCACTAATCTTTGGGCCACTTCGCAAGTGACCGTAGAGTTCAGCGGTGCCAGGGCAGTAATCGAGGCATCTCGATGCGCCCTGGACCGCGAGTACTCTAAGCGTGACCATGCAGAGTGCGAGTGGTGTGCGCATCTTCCGGCAGACGTTGTAAAAAGCGTCTGGATGTGGATGCGTAACCCCAGCAATTCGGCTGAGATCTCTAAGGAAGATCGAGGCGAGGAGCAGCTTTGGTAGCAGTGTTCTTGGCTGCAGTAATTGCGATCTGCGGCCACGGACTAGATGAAAAGGAAAAGGGGTGGGCATCTTGGTATTCCTCCCCTCTGGCATCGAGCAGCAATTACAATAACCCTTGGTACACACGCGGTAAGAACAAGACTCTTAATTTCGCAGCGGTAAAATCATTCCGCTGGGGCGACACTCCGTACAACATTCAGTTGTGTGCGGTTAAGACCGGCAAATGCGTTATAGCTAGAGTGGTCGATCATTGTAGCGGCTGCACCGGCAAACGACTAGTCGATCTAAGCCCGATACTTTTCACAGCGCTTGGCATCCCGCTCCACCATGGAGTGGCCAAGGTGTTTCTTAGGAGGTTGGATGGCGATCAAAGGTCCTCTTACTGCAGCCCAACGGCGCGGTAGGAATAATAGAAAGAGGGGGAACTCAATTGAGCTCTGGGCCTGTAAGGAACTTGGCATTTCTCGTACGGGAATGTTTGGAGGGAAGGCTGATGGGGGCAGACACGATGAGTGGCTGGTCATTCAAGTCAAGTCTGGCCCGTCCAATTTCTCGGAAAAGGTTTGGGGGCTCCTTGAGTCGCTTAAGCCAAATGCTTCGCAGCTCAAGGCGGTAGTCTTTGCTAGCGCTGACGGACCAGGGGTCAAGCGCCGGGCTTATGTTGTAACTGCCCTGGATGATTTCAAAGAGTGGTTTGGAGGTAGGTATGGATCAGACACCGAAGATACTGAGTAAGGGAATTTTCCTGGATGAGCGAGGGTTCTTTCAAGAGGTCTCCAAGGAGGGAGACGACGTGATGAACTCCTTGGGTACCATCCGTCAGATCAATATGAGCAAAAGTAAAAAGGGAACAATCCGTGGCATCCACGCCCAGACCGGAATGTCTAAAGCTATGTGGGTTCCTTACGGCAGCGCTCAGATTGTAGCTGTGAACCTTGATGTCACTTCCGGTGACTTCGGGAAAGTAGTTACGCACCACATGGGGGCAGGAGACGGCAAGGTATTCTGGGCTCCAGATAACTGGGGCCGAGGGTTCCTAGCCCTGGAAGAAGGCACAATCGTCTCGTACGCGTGCTCTGACGTCTACCGGCCCGGGTCAGAGCTTGGCGTTAACCCAATGACTTGTGGAGTCTCATGGGATCTAAACAGGATATCTGACGTTGAGATCCTGGTCAGCGATAAGGATCGAGGAGCACAGAATATTGAGGACTTGAAGAAATGATACCCAAAAAGGCAAAGAGCAAGCCGTCCATCGACCAGGCGTTGATGGAGTGGCGTGTGGTATTCGCCGGAGTGCTGCAGACGATTTACGATTCACAGGAAGTCGACTCAGAGTACGGCGAGCGAAATGACACAGCAGTCGAAGTTGCAGCCCAGGTTGCAGCTGAAATCTGGAAGGGAGTTGACCATGGCGACGACGCCTGAGGAAGTACAGCAACAGCCCAAGTTCGCACAACGAGTGATGGAAAGGATTACGGCCCCGGTCAGCGACCAGGCCGGCAAGCAGCGCATCGTTCTGGCCGTGGCAGCGGCCGCAGCTAGCACGGCCCCGCAGCCATTTGCTGCCGTGCTTGGAGTGCTCCTTGTCGCTCTGGCGTACGACCGTAAGCGATGATCCACTTCACTTGCCCTCAGTGTGATAGTGAGGCAGTATCGCCGCACCGAAAGAGGGCAAAGAAGTTCCTAGTTTATGGAGCCAGGCAATACGTTGCGAGGATGTACGTGTGTGGCAATTGCCGGCACAGGTTCATCGTGGTATCATTTATAGCTCGCGGCAAGGCAGCTGCCGCAATAGAAGAGAGGTTGGAAAATGAGCATTGACTTCAATAAGTACCAGAAAGATTCTTCCGCCACATCCGGCGCGTTCCAAGACCTTTACAGCGACCAGGCCAGGCTTGCCATCGCTGGTCTTGGTCTGGCCGGTGAGGCTGGCGAAGTTGTGGACTACCTTAAGAAAGTTGTTGGACATGGCCACAAGCTCGACAAGGACAAGTTGGTGAAAGAGCTGGGCGACGTGTTGTGGTATGTAGCAGAGATCTGCAGCGCAATCAACGCGGATATGTCAGACGTGGCGCAGCAGAATATAGACAAGCTCAAGGCCAGATACCCTGATGGGTTCAGCAGCGAGCGGAGCATCAACCGTGCGGTATGACGTGCCCCAATCGTTCCAAGATTATTTCTACAATCTCTACGGGGATTGCTGGGAGATCCTTGTTTCCAGGCAGCGTGGCTACGGACCTACCAACATCGAGGCCCTTGGCCCCCATGGTGTGTTCTCTCGCCTGGCGTCAGACAAGTGCGCCAGGGTTTGGAACTCAATGAACGGCAGCATCGAGGGCGGCAAGATCAACCTAAACGAGGACTGGTACGGACCGGAAGTCCGAGACGCACTGGTCGACATTGCTAACTATGCCATGATCATGATCTCGTTGGGTGAGCAGAAGTGGTCGACTCTTGCGAGGGATAACGATGGCGAGCAGGGTTGAGTTGGAGCTGGAGCGTCTTATCTCCGGCAGAAAGTTTACGGCAGAGCAGATAGAGGCCATACGATCTTCGATTGTTCGCGGCGACGTCGACACCATTGCACACGCCGCTGCCGGGGGAGTAGCCCTGGCCATAGAGATCATTAGGAAGTATGAGCAAGAAACCCAAAGACGAAGCGGCTGAGTTCTTCCGGCGCGACGCCATAAAGCAGGGTATGTCCCTAAAGGACTACTGCGACAAGTATGGCATCGACTACTGGCATCTAGTCGGGAAGACGCGCCCAGAGATTCCTATAAGCCAGACCAGGGTAACTTGACCGTTCCCTGGTCTTCTGCTAGGATGCCCATAGGAAGGAGGCCATCTATGGACATGGCATACACTAAGGATCAATTTAAGGGGCGCTACTACAGGGGTAACTGGGACGTCCCAATGGTTCACAAGATGCTGGACTGGGCTGTCGAGAGAGCTGTCAGGAATGGTCACACGTTCTTGAGGCTTGTGGTTGACGACCCCAAGGTTTATGCCCTAAACTGCATGTATTGCGAGTCTTGGGCTTGCATCTCATCCCATGGTGACGACTTCGGAATCTGGGGTGGAGTGGTATATCGAGAGTGCAACGGAGGCCAAAATGAATGAGGTAAAGGATTTCTGGGTTTACTGCCCATCCGAAGGGAAGAAGCATGGGCTGCTCGATCTTATGAAGAACGAGTCCGGCGGCCTTCTTCTCTATTGCAGAAAGTGCTACAAGCCACGAAAGAAGAAGGCTTAGTATGCATCTAGCACCGCATGACCAGATAGCAGAGCAGGCGCTGGTAGGTAGCGTCCTTATTGATCCGTCCATCTTCAGCCAGCTTTCTGAGCTGATTAAGAGGGACGACATTTACAACGTAGGTCTACAAGAAGTTTGGGGCGCCTTCGAGCGTCTTGACTCAAGGGGCGAGCCCATCGACCAGGTCACAGTTTATGAGGAGTCCAAGGCATACCCGGGTATTGCCAACATCATCACAGAGACCATGACATCTACTCCGTACGCCGGTAATCCGCAGGCGTATGCGAAGATCGTTGCGGACAACGCGGTCTACCGCAGGCTGATTGAAGCAGCTCGCAAGATCGCAGAGCTGGGGTACAGCTCGCCAGATTCGACTGAGTCAGCCCTGGACAGGGCCGAGTCGATCCTTTTCTCCGCCAGCCGAAGCCAGCGCAGCGGTAGGTTCTGGACAGCACCAGAGATGGTGGGCCGTGCCTACGACCGCATCGCTCGCATCGCGGCGGGGGAAAGCAGGGCTGGTGTACCTACCGGCATAGCTAGCATCGACCGAGTCACAGGCGGATGGCAGAAGTCTGACCTGATCATCATTGCCGCACGCCCTAGCGTCGGTAAGACAGCCCTGGCTACGACGATGGCTATGAATGCAGCAGCCGTTGGCAAGAAGATTGCTATCTTCTCCATCGAGATGAGCTCTGAGCAGATTGGTGCCCGCATGCTTTCCTCTTCTAGCGGTGTGCCTCTACAGAATATCCGTCAGGGAGTTCAGAATGGAATGGACCTTGCTCGCATTGCTGCGGGCGTCTATGAGGTTGAGAGGGCTGACATAAGCGTAGACGACACGCCATCTGCAACCCCAGGAGAGCTGCGATCAAAGTGCCGACGTCTTCTTGCTGACAAGGGAGTTGATCTGATCATCGTTGATTACCTTCAGCTCATGAGCCCTGATCGCGTATCCAAGGACGGCAACCGCGTAAGCGACGTGAGTGACATTAGCAGGGGCCTGAAGATGCTGGCACGCGAGCTGAACGTTCCGGTCATTGCCCTGTCGCAGCTCTCGCGCTCGTCTGAGTACCGTGAGTCTGGTGAGCCTCGCCTGTCTGACCTTAGGGACAGCGGAGCCATCGAGCAGGATGCCGACGTGGTTCTCATGCTCTGGAAGAAGGGCGACGTTGCGTTTGACGACATCGACGAGACCGTGTATGCTAAGATTGCCAAGCACAGGAATGGGCCGACC